CGTAAGGTTGTAGATTTTGAAAGCCCGGAAGCCTTTAAACAAACACAAAAGGATCTCCAGGCGCTGTCTCTGCAGATCCCAATGACCTCTGCTCAGCTGGGAGATATCTATCAGGCAGGCGGGCAGGGCGGGATCGCAAAAAAAGATCTGCTGGCATTTACGGAACAGGCTGCCAAAATGGGGGTAGCTTTTGATGTCAGTGCTGAACAGGCCGGGGACTGGATGGCTAAGTGGCGTTCGGGGTTAAAAATGAATCAGGGACAGGTGGTAGAACTTGCTGATCAAATTAATTATCTTGGCAACAACACTGCTGCTTCTGCTGCACAAATATCTGAAGTTGTTACAAGAGTTGGTCCGCTGGGAAAGGTAGGCAATGTTGCGGGCAAGCAAATAGCAGCATTAGGTGCGACAATAATAGGAGCCGGACAGTCAGAAGAAATTGCGGCGACAGGGATCAAAAACTTTATGCTTGCCCTTATGGCCGGAACGTCGGCAACTAAATCACAGACAGAGGCTTTTGCGCAGCTTAGACTGGATCCGGAAATTGTCGCGAAAGAAATGATGCAGGACCCCGAAAAAGTAATGACGGGCGTCCTGGAAAGGCTGGCAAATGTGCCAGCCGAACAAAGGGCAGGATTAATGAGCCAGATATTTGGTAAGGAGAGCATAGCTGCAATTGCTCCGCTTTTATCTAATACTGCCGCATTAAAGAAAGCTTTGTCACTGACAAAGAGCGGATACAAGGGAAGCATGGAAGCCGAGTTCAAGGCGATGTCCTCAACAGCAACTAATTCATTGCAGCTAATGCGCAATGCGGCGGACGTAACGACACAGACGCTTGGTACATCGCTGCTCCCGGCAGTTAAAGATTTATCCGAAAACACTGTTGATATGGCCCAGAGCTTCGGAGAATTCGCGGAAAAACACCCGGCGCTTATTTCCGGAACGGTCAAATTTGCAGCTGCTATCGCTGCATTAAAGGTCGCAAGCGTGGGCATAAGGTTTACTAAGGATGTTATATCGCTGCCTTTCGAAGAAGGGCGGGTGGCATGCGAAGCACTCAGAACATCATATCTTGCAGCTGACGGCAGCCTCATACGCATGATCCAGAATACAAAGGCGTATACTGTTGCGACAAAAGCGGCGGGTTTGGCGCAGACTCTCTGGAATAAAGCTTTGCTGGCCGGAAAATGGCTGTTGGACGAAACAAAGCTTATCGCTCATAAGGCGGCTACTATAGCTGTTTCTCTTGCTACAAAAGCATGGGCCGGTGTCCAATGGCTTTTGAATGCGGCGTTATCTGCAAACCCAATAGGTCTTGTAGTTGTCGGAATAGCAGCATTGGTTACTGCTGTTGTCTGGGCATACAATAAGTTTGAAGGTTTCAGGAATATGGTTCTATCTGCATGGGACGCCTTAAAAAATGCAGGCAGTGCAGTTAAGGCATTTTTTACTGGGGAAAATTCAGTTCCAGTAAAGGTTGCTGCGGCAAACATTTCCAGACATGCCGCCGGCGGCATATTCAATTCACCTCATGTTGGAATGGTAGCAGAGGCTGGAGTACCGGAATCGATAATCCCATGGAATAATCAGGGACGTAATATATGGGAAAAAACCGGAGAAAAAAACAGCTGGAATTCAGCATCGACGTTTTTTCCATCGGTTGCAATTAATGTAAATGTACGAGGCCAGGACGCTCACAGTATTGCAAGTCAGGTATCGGCTGAGGTTAAAAGAGTTTTATTGGATCTTAAACAGCAAAGTGAGCGGGTGAGTTTTGCATGAGCACTAAAACTTACAAAACTATTCAGGGCGATACATGGGATATGATTTGTTATAGATTATATCCAAATGTCGGCAAGGAAATGTGCATGGATAAACTTATATCTGCTAACCCTGATTGTATCGATATATTAATATTCCCGGCCGGTTTACAGTTAATTATTCCGGAGATAACAGAATCGGTGATTTCTGATTTGCCGCCATGGAAAAAATAGCTTATAATCCGAATATCTGATATCGGGGGGAGTTTCTATGGCTAAGGCAGTGTTTCCTTGGGATACTCCGGATGAAGAGCCGCCTATAGACGTTAATTTTGATACTCCAGTAGATAGGGTCATAATGCTTATAGCCGGGCTTTTAATAGTTCGCTACATCTGGTTCAGCGATACCTTCAGTTGGACGGCTGTGATCGGGTTTGCCGCTTCTGTACTGTACGTGCTTTTAAAGGTTTTGGTTAGATAAATTATTTTTACAAATAAAATGGCAGGGCGTCTTATTAAGACGTCCTGCCATTTTTATATTTATGAAGGGGGCATTTAAATGCCAGAGTTTCAATCTCCTCGCCGGGCTTCCGTTGAGCTTATATATAACGGGACAGATATAACTGCTGACATTGCCCCATACCTTCTGTCATTTACTTATACGGATAAATCATCAGGAGAGGCAGATGATATCCAAATTGTACTTGAAGATAAGGATGGTAAATGGCTCGGGAAATGGTTCCCTGATAAGGGAGATACAATCAAAGCAAATATTACACTGTTAAATTGGGATAAAGATAATCTGCATATCAAGTTACCTTGCGGCAGTTTCGAAATAGACGAAATAGAGATCTCATTTCCGCCAACCACTGTAACGATAAAAGGCATATCGGTACTGGTTACAGCTTCTGCGGCCGGACAGCTTAAAACTAAGGCATGGGAATCACTTAATCTCAAAAATATAGCAAATGAGATAGCTACGAAAAACAATATGGACCTTTTTTATGATGCGACAAATAACCCAAATTATGAAAGAAAGGACCAGATTAAAATTTCAGATTTGTCCTTTTTAAGTGGACTTTGCTCAGATGCCGGGTTAGCAATAAAATGCACATCAGAGCAATTGGTGATATACGATGAAAAGGAATATGAAAATAAATCAGCAGTGGCTACTATATCAAAGGGAGATACGCGTATTATAAGTATGTCGCTACGTAGTAAAACTGCAGGAACATACAATAAGGCAAATGTCGCATATCACGATCCAGCGGCTAATGAAACCCTGCTTGCCGAGGTTACATCGGATGATTCTCCAGATAACGGAAAAACTCTTGAAATAAATCAAAGGGTTAAATCGCAGGCGGAAGCCGAATCCCTTGCTGAAGAGCATCTACGCCAGGCAAATAAAAATGAAGTTTCCGGCCGGATTGACCTTACCGGACTTCCTAACGTTGTCGGCGGATCGGTTGTTATTTTGTCCGGATGGGGAAATTTTGACGGCAGATATTTTGTTCAAAGTGCGACGCATACATGGAGCGAATCAGGGTATCTGGTTTCGATAGAAATAAACGAAACAGGCGCTTCCAAAAGCGGTAAAAAAGCAGCAAAAAAGAAAAAAAATATTAAAATACAGCATGACAGCCTTTTAAATTAGAGGCGATATAAAATGAATGAACTTACAAGTATACGTGTAGGACATGTTTCGTCAGTAGATGAGACAAACTGCACGGTTCGAGTCGTTTTCCCAGATGCTTCCAATATGGTTAGCGGGCCACTACAAATGATAGTTCCATTTACTCAGAAAAATCATGCATATTGGCTGCCTGATATCAACGAGCAGGTATATTGCCTATTGATGGGGAATGGGATTGAACAAGGTATATGCTTGGGCGCTGTTTATAGCGCTGATCACCAGGTGATATGTAAAAACAAGGATAGGTATTATGTCGAATTTGAAGGAGGGGCGCATATCCTTGTCGACAGGGCAAAAAAAATCATACAAATACTAGGGTTTAACGGAGAGCTTATCAAATTTAAAGATGGGGATATATATATTGACACTTCAGGTAAAATTTACAGTCTGGTTGATACTCAACCAGAGCAGTTGAGGGAGGGGTAACGCATGCCACCGGTCACAAGAAAAGGCGATATATGCACAGGACATGGCTGCTGGCCACCACGTCCATCAGTAGAGGGAACTCCACGTTTTATTATCGGAGGAAAGGAAGCGCATCTTCAAGGGCATGCATGGGCACCGCATACCTGTCCTGATATTCCGGAAACGCATGCTAGCGTGCTTGAAAGCGGGGCCCCACGATTTTTGATTCATGGATTACAGCTAGGCAGAATTGGAGATCCTGTTGCGTGTGGCTCCTCGGTAGCGACAGGAGAACCGCGATTTATTGTAGGTGATTAGCCGTGATAGTAGGAGGTTTCGGAAGTGTTATTTTTGAAACCAGTTTAAGTACATTAAGGACGTTCAGCGAGGTGCAGCGCACAACGACTGCGCGATGGGGCAAGCATGATATCCTTGGCGCCAAACCTATTGCCGAATTTATAGGGCCTGATGCTGACGAAGTAACGCTGCCGGTGCAGTTAAATATTTTGCTATTAGGCGGTAAGACTATAGAGTCAGAATTATCAACATTAAGAGAAATAATTCAAAACGGTAAAGTTGGACTACTCACAATTGGGGAAGATGTTTTCGGTAAATATTATTTGGAAAGCATGAATGAAACACGAAAGCGCTTCGGGCCCAATGGACAGGCTGTATACGCCAATATTACCCTTACATTAAAGGAATTTACAGAAAGGAGATGAAACTTTGTTTGAGTCAGTCATATCAACTTTAAGGCTTGACGATTATAAAAACATAAACGTTTTTTCTCCTGGTAACGCACTTAATGGAATTCAGTTATGTCTTGCAACAATTCTGACCACAGCTAAATATTCCGTACCAATGGACCGTGATTTCGGATTAGATGTAACACTGCTTGATGAACCCAGCCCCAGGGGTATGGCCTTACTTAGGGCTGAAATTTTTGAGGCCATAAATAAATATGAACCGCGTGTAGATATTCTAAAAATATCGTTCAAAAAGTCTGATTCAGACGACAAAATATATCCTGTTGTCACGTGGAGCTTGAAAGAGGGTGTGGAATTATGAGCCTGTCTAATTTGCCGGACATACTATTTGCAGAAAAAGATACTGAAACTATAGTGTCCGACATACTAGCACGGTACGAGACTGCGGCAGGTATAACCCTTTATCCAGGAGATCCAGTTAGGCTTTTCCTTGAAACAATTGCATATGTTATATCCTATCAGCGCAGTCTCATAGATTTTACCGGCAAAATGAACCTGCTTGCATATGCAAAAGGAGACTACCTTGACCATCTCGGAGTGTTTGTGGGTGTGACAAGACTTGCAGCCGCAGCTGCGGTATGTACGGTGCGTTTTACACTGTCGGCAGCTCAGTCCGGTAGCGTTATCATCCCGGCAGGGACAAGGATTTCTGCAGGCGGCAGCATATATTTCGCTGTTGATGCCTCTACTGAAATACCTGCGGGAAGCACATCCGCCGATATTGCCGTTACATGTACGGAAACAGGCACATCAGGAAACGGCCTGCTGGCAGGACAGATAAACGTGCTGGTGGACCCGCTGCCGCTTATGCAGTCCGTTTCAAACATTACAGCGTCAGGCGGAGGCACTGATACTGAATCGGACGACAACCTCCGCGAACGTATACAGCTGGCGCCGGAGTCCTTTTCTGTTGCAGGTCCAGCCGGTGCATATGAATACTGGGCCAGGTCGGCACATCAGGACATAAATTCTGTCGCCGTGAATTCCCCTACCCCGGGTATCGTAAATATATACCCGCTGCTTGAAGGCGGCGAAATTCCATCCGATGAAATAATCGAAAAAATAGAGGAACTGCTTACCAATGAACAGGTCAGGCCTCTTATGGATGACGTCGATGATTAT